TCGACTCCAGGTAATCGTAATAAGCAAGCCAGTTGTTCGCGGCTTGCTCATCACGGTCATAAGTCCAGCCTAGTGCTTGCATCATCTTGTGCTTGACACGCAGGTTAGGTTGACGAAATGCCTTTGCATCATCAAAGCCCATCATAACACCGACTTCTGCTACAGCACCTGAACGACAAATACCAGCGTGGCAGTGAACAACAACATTCTTTTCATGCTTTAGCGCATATTGCAAGATAGCTACTAACTGGTCTGCTTGCTCATCCTGAATCTTAAACCCGTCCTCAACACAAGGATCCTCATCTTCCAAATCTAGAAACTCGAACTGATGTACTGCATCAAACTTGTGCTTAGGCGCAGGAAAAGTCATTGCAGGATCAACGATCTGGATCAGAATAGTGCCCTTACCATCGCCACGGTAATTGCCCTTAGGGATATCTGCAAGTGCTACATTCTGAATCCACATCGTGTTCTCCTTTGTTAATTTTCAGGCTTTAAAATCTTAAAAAATTTATCCCAACTTTCTGAAGGGTTATGACCTTGTTCGCATAGTGCAATGTAGGTTTTCATCTTATCTTCAGGAATCTTGAAGTAGATGTTGGCGTAAGTACAGTCGAAGTCATCGTCTTCATTGTGTGAGTACCATGGGTGTTCTGACATTTCGTCAAAAACATCTTCGTAGTCTTCACGGTTGCCCCCACCATTACGTGTGTGAACAACAATGCAACTATCTTCAATAAAAACATCACGGAAGCGACCAAAGTCACCTCGAGTCTTACCGAGAACCTCAAGCAGTTTATCTGCATCGGGGTTCATACCAAAAATCATATTGTACATTGACATATTAAATCCTTTCTAAAGCACTAAACAACCGAAATCTTTAAGTTCTCTAACTAACCATTGAGTAGCGGTTGCTGTACCGCACTCAACAATAACTGATTCACTTCTACTCTTATCCCACATGTCTTTGGCCTCTTTAAGACCAAGCCCTGTTGCAGTACGAATGGCTTTAATTACTTGGATAGCATTGCCGCGTTGTTCAGCACCACCTACTATAAATCGCACTCGTGTTCCGACCTCTCCAGTAAGCATAGCAAAGAAAATCTTACCCTTGATTTCGTTCCCGACTACATTGCCGATACCATCCCAAACACGTAAGCCTTCTTCGTGACCATAGTGCCGAGTAATGCTTTCGAGAAATCGAATACCGTCAGCAATAACAGCACTTAATGTATCTTCTTGTGCATCCATCATTCAACTCCGAAATGTTGTTTAATAGCAGCAGCAAACTTTTCTGAAGGCTTGTAGTTAAGGTTACCGGGATCACGCTGCTCAAGGCAAACGGCAACAGCTTCCTGAACTGCTAGTTCTACAGCTTTGAACATAGACAAACGTGCTCGCTGTAACATTTCCCATTCGGTTGCTTGACGAATCTGTCCAGGCTCGGGATCCTTGGTTGGTATTTCTGCACACGCAGCACGAACCGCAGTTTCAACAAGTTGGTTAATTTTAGCGTTCATCATTCTACTCCTTAACGCTGCCACTTAGCAGCATAGTAACCAATTTTGAAAAACTTTTTAAAACGTTCTTTAACGTGGTCGAGCACGTTGGCCTTGCGCAAATCTGCTTCATCGTATCCGACGCCATTACGGGGCAATGCAACAGGGCTAAGGTGATAATTGCGAACATCCTTGCCCCAAATCTTTCGACTGTTGATCTTTAGGATTGAACTACCATAACCGGTTGCGCCCGAGCGAGTACCAACAACCAAATCGCCCACATTAAACTTGTACATTGCCTACTCCTAATGTTTTACTATAAGCATAGTATAACACAGGTTTTACCTAGTGTCAACCGCTGTTTTTAATCAGAAACATAGTTGCTTCAGGTCCAGATACAATAACAACATCGCTTGGATACTTGTTGCTGCGTCTGGGTCCGTATTCGCCCTGCGGGAGCTCGATAATTCCGATCATTTTTGGGTTCAGTTTATCAACTCGCCCAAACTCTAAATGATTATGATCTGGATAGCAAACACAGTCGTTGACCTGAATGATGCGCCCGAGCTTATCTCGGTGTTCCGGACTAGTCTTTTTGGGCGTATCAGCTGACATACCAAACCTCCGTAAAGCCTTCGTCTTCAGTAGGTGTTTCAAAATTATCGATCATCCAGTTCATTGCGTTTGGCGGAATAGTCTTACCTGGACGGCTTGCTAATCGGCGATCCAACTCAGTCTTTTCAGGAGTAGCAAAAACCACAGCAATATGTTCATATTTGCGTAGCATATTGAACTTACGCTTGCGGCTCTTAACTGTAACAGAAGTTTGATCCCAGATAATGTCCTTACCTTCACGGCGTGCCTTAACAACAGCACGAGTCATTAGGTTAACTGCTCGAGGCATTACTAAATCAAACACTGACGAGTATGTACGGCCCATTCGACGAGCAAACTTTTCCACATATTGATCAGTGGAAATGTAAGCACAATCCTTAGCCCACTTTTGGTTGGCTACCCAGGTCGACTTTCCGGCTCCAGGTACTCCGACTAATTGATAACACTTTGGCATTATATCCTCTCAAATACTGCTAATTCTTTTAACAAACGCAACCACTAACTTATGGATGCCGGCATTGAACCACCGCCTAATAACATAACTGCGAATAATGCTGACAGTTGTAAAAACCACGCTAATCAAAAGTTGATCACCGACTGTTACGTTGATGCCAAACATAGGAAAAACAATTAATTGGGTGAGCAATGCTATTACCCACCCAATTATAACATTAAGACTTACTTCTGCTAACGATTCGAGTTTGGTTTGGTTCATTAAACTTCCTTGCTCGATAACTTAACCCAGAAGAACTCTTTCATGTCCACTGGAGTGGTCTCTGGATTACCGTTTCTGTTTTTAAGAAACTTAATGCCAGTGTCATCTTCTTGCCATACTCGATCCGCAAAAGAGACTAGTCTCCACGGAACCAACGGCCCGCCAGTAAGTGCAGTTGCACAGTACCTGACACAGTACTTTGCAGGTATGGGATGCTGGAAAGAATTAAACTCTCGTCCTATTGCCGAGTCGTTAAACTCGAAGTACAAGTCCATTATGCCTCCAAAAAGTTACGTACCCAAGCTAGACGAGTTTGTTCATCCATTGCTGTATAAGCATCAATGTTTTCTCGAATATGCGATAAAAGCGGATAATATTCCTCGTCGATTTGTTTCTTAAAATCGTCACGCATTAACTTGTCTGTTCGTGGATTGCGAGCAACCCACTTAGCAGTTAAGTAGTATGGCGACTTAATCTTAGCACCTTCGCCTAAATCCGTATAAAAAACGAACCCCTCGTGACGAACTGTCTTAACCATTGTTAGTAGTTCTCCGACAGTTACGCGGTAATGTTCTACTGGCACAGTTCCAAACTCTGCTTCCAAGTCACGCAACACTGTTGGGTTGATGCGAGTCTTGCTGACCCAGTCCTTTACACGATAACCTAACAAATACATACCAGTTGTTTCTGGAACGATGTGTGGATCATTTGGATGCACACATTCAAATATAAATGTTGTGTTATCCCAAGCCTTACAAACTTTGCGATAACGTTCTATGTCGATTAACTCACGAGCCATCTTTACATAGTCGCTGTCTGTAGTACCTGTAGTAGATACTAGGATGTCATCGTTGTGCCATGTAACTGCTACCATAAAACCATTGATCTTACGATAAGCGTCTACTAACACATCGTTGGCAAACACAGGCGATTGCTTGTCGATACCATAGTTGTAAATCTTTGTAAATGGGCGCGACACTACGTTAAAATTTTCATCAACAATAGTACCACGACATTCTTCCAAGAAGCGGTTCCATAAGTCATCAAAGAACACAGTCTTCTTGTACTTCAGTACATAGATACCATCACCGGCTGGTCGCTTGTTAACCAACTTTGGATTGTTATGTACATAGTTCTTCAATTCTTCTTGAAACATTTTATTTCACTCCAATAATTCTGTAGCTATTTTAGAGAACGCTTCTACCGATTGACTCCACAGCGTCGCCCCGTCGTCAGTAAACCCTTGAAAGGTACAATGTTCGATGCCATTGACAGTTATCCACACTTCTGAGCCAGTGTCGCTGTATCCTAAAAATATTGCCACACATTCTTTTGTAGAAGGGTGAACTAACTTGTATCCTTGATTGAACATCTTAACCCCTATATAATGCGTTACCTAACTGCTGTTCAAGGTCTGCAATACGATTTTCGTAGTAGTCTACACAATCAGCAAGTCTGTCCTCAGTACTAGCTAACTCTTCTTGCAGGTAAGTAACTTGGTTTCCTAATTTTTTAATCTGTTCGTTTAGCTCAAAGATCTTGTCATCCTTAGCTTCGAGTTGCTGCTCAAGTGTGTTCGTCATTCAATTCCAAACTCTTCCTTTAACATATTAATCTGATTGTCTATGCAGTCGTTCCATTCGCAGTCAAATGAGTCACCTGTATAAATGTCGCCCTTCTTACTAGATTCGAGTTCCTCTATAATGTTACGAACTATTAAACCGGCATAGTATTCGGAAAATACTGCAAGGTCTTGATAGTCCATAACAGTCCAGGTATAAGAAAACTTCTTATCCAGGGTCTTACCCATTAGTTCTTTAACTCGTTCGTTCATTATCTAACTCCAGTTCACGTTTAGTGCACACTCGTGACATCATGCCAAAAAGGATTGCTGCACTATGCTCCCACTTATTATCTGTCATACCCATGTACATTAGCCCAAGTGCTTTGAAAGCATTGTCCAGTTCATCCGAGTTAAGCGTGGGAGCAGCATCATAAAACTCTTTGCTTGCTCGCTTAAACTCTTCAAACGTACAATTAAATGTTAGCATCATTCAACTCCGATTAGTGTAGCCCACTGCTAGCAGTTACATCACATTCGATAACCCAGTCATTAAATTGTGTGTGCTTAGTTACCGGTAACCCTTGTGCTACTGCTGCATTAACAAAATGCTGCAACAGAGCATTATACAATGCATCGGGCATTGTTTCTTTGTCGAACTTAATCTTCATGCTTCAACTCCGAAATGTTTCATAATCAATGTCCCACAATACACTGAGGTTGATTCTGCCAGCTTTGCTTTTGCAGGAGTGAACGAATGTTTATAACTTTGCCCATTCAATTCACAAATGCTAGCACATTCCCTGACAATCAACTCGGCAAACTGTTCTACAGCATCACGGTGTACCGGACCAATATTGTACAGGTCTCGAATACGTTCAACTTGATTGGCTAATTCGCGAATACGATCGTTCATTACTTTACTCCAAATAAAACGTCACCTGCTTCTTTAGGAAATGTGCTGCCATAGTCGGCAATAAATTGTGCATCATCTGCTTCGTCGTAACCTTCGATGCCGGCAATGTAATACTTGATGCCATCATACTCGTCTTCGACACGGGCAATACCAACATTGGTACGCCCGCAGAACCATTTCACATCAAGAATCTTCATATTACTCACCTATGTGCTTACGAGCTTCTGCCATTAGTGCAGGATGCCCTTTGGTCATAACTTCAAGTAACATTCTCTTTTCTTCTAAGTAGATCTTAGCAAACGCTTCGTCGTGTGCTACGATGCTCTTAGTGTTAGAGATTAAATCCGCTAACTTGATTGTTTGTGCTTCAGCTGGTGCTGCTGCGATGTGTGCACGGTCAATTGCCTTACGTGCTGCTCTGTTGCCGTCTTCTGGCTTACTAGCATCAGTTAACCAAAACACCAACTTTGCAACGTCTGCACCAAAGTATAGATGAACATCGTCTATTGTAACCTTAGTGTCTTCAACAACATCGTGTAACCAAGCTGCTGCAATCATTTCTTCAGTAGCACCTGGAACTTGAGCAACGATGCTAGCTACTTCGGCAGGGTGAACAATGTACGGTTCGTTTGTGTACTTGCGTAATTGCCCAACTGCTCGGTGAGCAGCACCTGCAAAAACTCTTGCTGTTTCTACTAATGTCATACTCACCTCTCTAACTTAAAAACATATTATAACACAGGTTTTACCAAAAGTCAACCGTTAAAGATCTGTCAGCTCGTTGGCTGATATTCCTAAATCACGAGCCATCTTCTTAACATAAGCAATGTCCGCTAGTCGCTTTTCTTCTGCTTGGCGAGCCATGCGTTCCTGACGCTTTGCTTCAGCAATACGGGCTCTATCTTCCTTAATACGCTGCCTTTCAGCTTTGGCAAGTTCTTCAGCATGTTGTTTAGCAAGGCGCTTTTGATATTCCTTGTCAGTCTCCATGCGCTTAACAACAGCCATAACTTCACCGTTGTTCATTGTAAGATAGACTTGTGCCTTGTAAAAGAATTCTTGCTCGTTAAATTGCTGACGAAACTTTTCCAGTTCAGCCATTGCTTCACGCATTTCTTTGCCGTGGATCAGCCTTTTCATCGGAACGCGCTTGCGAGCAATTTCGACTTCCTGTCTTGTGTTCTTGTCTGCCATAATAGACCTCAGTGATGACCTTTAATTTCGCCCTTGAGCGCACGACGAACTGCATCGTCCATTTCGAGAACAATCCAGCCAGTTGAATCCATTCCTACATCAAGCACCCGATATTCTTCGATGCCGCTCGGGTTTCCGTGAAGGTGTCCATGAAAGTGAACAGCACCTCGATGTTGTTGATTAAATTCCGCTATAGGATAATGGAACATACAGACCTTAGTACCGTTGTGAACTATTTCTAGATACTTGTGTACTTCATCAAAGCACCTGGCAAACATCGGATCTTTCAGTGCCTTACGATCGTGGTTTCCTTCGATAAGGATCTTACGACCATTTAGACGACGAAGAATGTTTACAGCCTTCGATGCTGGCATAAACGCAACATCGCCTAGGATGTAAACAGTATCCTCTGGCTCAACGATCTCGTTCCATTCCTTGATCATTGCTTCATTCATGTACTCAACATCATTGTTAAATCGAGCCCGTGTAACAGGGCAGAACTTCATGATGTTTGTGTGACCAAAATGGAGGTCACTGGTAATATAAGTTTTCATTACGGCCTCCTTTTTCGCCATGTGTAATCTAAACCATTCGGTAGTGTGCCATCAACAACAGCATCGGTACCAAAAAATCCAACTATTTCGTAACCATTTCCAGTTATGCAAACAAATAGACCTAAGTCCTTCCCATGATTTATTGCCTGAGTCAAATCATCAAACTTCTCAGCGCACTCTATTCCCAGTGCGTCTTTCCACTCTACTTTATACATTCTTTTATTATACGATATTCTTTCGGTTTTGTCAATGGCCTCGCTACCCGGAATCGAACCAGGATCTAAGTCTTAGGAGGACCTTGTTCTATCCATTAAACTATAGCGAGTTTATTTTGGTAGTAGACGAGGGTTACGATCCCTCCCGTTCCAGCCCATCTAGCCAGTCTCCCGAGTTTATAAATCTCAGCCGCGCACCAGCGCCATCTACCATTTTTTTTTGGTAGTTCCTACAAGAATCGAACTTGTGCTAACACCATGTCAAGGTGCCGTTCTACCTTTAAACTAAGGAACTATATTTGGTACCCTTGGTCGGATTCGAAC